TGGCGAAGGCGTTGTTAACGGTCACTTCCGCTGGCTGCACCACTACATTGATGGTGGGGGCGTCCGGTGTGCGCTGCTCTGGCATCACGGCCTCTACATGCACGGTGGTCTCCGGCACATGCACTGCGTTGTTATTAACAACGGTGACAGGAGCCGGGTCGGCAGCTTTGACCTCGACCAGCGGGGCGGGCAAATGGTTATGCACTGCGGGCGGTGCCATGTGGTTATTGATGACCGGGCCGGGTGCTGCGGGCTGGGCACGAGTGGCCAGGGTAGTGACCAATGTGCGCAGCTCGGTTAGCTCACCTTTTACGGCTTTGGTTGCCTCGGTGGCATTGGCCACGGCTGCTTCCTCGACGGCGGTTTGTCCTTGCGGGTTGCTTTCAAAATTTATCAGCGTGATGCCGCTGGCTGCTACTTGCTGCTCAAACTCTGCAATGGCGGCGATAACGTCCTCGATGTCAACCCCACTTTGCGCGGCTACCATTTGCGGCGATGCAATGCCGGACTTGATGGACAGGCGGGCGGCTTCGATGTCTTTGAGCGGGTCGACCCAACCCCAGCGGCGACCCAGCCAGGTGTGCTCGGCAAACTTTTCGTACTTGGCAATTGGCAGCTTGGCACCGCTGGTAAAGGCGATAGCGCCACTGGTGAGCGACCAGGTGAGCCATTCGCGGTACACAGGGCGCAAAAACGCTTCAATAAACCAGTGCTGTAACACCATCCACGCATCGCGCTCTTCAAGGGTGCCGCTTCGGATGCTGGAGAAATTGACGCCTTCAAGGTCATTGGCCAGACCGTGATAGGTGACGCCCAATCCGCTTGCAATGCTGCGCAAGCGGGTTTTCATAAACGACTGATAGTTGGCGTGGGGATAGTCGGGATTCCAATCCTGAAAGGTTACACCCTTGGGCAGTGTTTGAAAGCTGCCGGGGTCTGCGTCGGTGATGTAGTTGCCCTCATCATCCTGGTCGTTGCCAAGGGGTGACGCATCGCCGTCTGGGGTGGTGAAGAATCCCATTTTGCTGGCGCCCACGCGTGCGGCAACTATGGCGGCTTCCTCGTATCCGTCCAGCATCTTCAGCCCGGCAATCACCGTATGCATGCTTGGCATGCCGCGCACTTGCTCTGGGCGGTAGGGTTTGAAAATGTGCAGGACCTGGTTTGCTTCCAGGCGGGTCAGGGTGCCTTGGGTGTGGCTGGTGCTAAGACGGCCCAAGTTGAGCCAATAGGCCACCGGGCGGTTAAAGGCATTGACCTCTACACCCATCACAGCCTGATTGCCGTTTTGCAGGTCTTTGCTGTACTGCACTGGCAGGCGCTCCACCTCCAGCAAGCGCAGGGCGTAGCCGTTGGGGTTGCCTGCGTCTTTGCCGGTGATTTGCACAATCAGAGCCTCGCCATCGCGTGCCCATGTCTCAATAACCTGGCGCTGAACATCGGCAAAGCTGAGTCGGCCTGACAGTTCACAGACACCACGGCGCTGCCATTCTGAAAAGGACTTTTCGATCAGCTTGCGGGCAATGGTGTCGGGGGTTTCGCCCTCTTTGGCCAGTGCCTGAAGGCTAAAACCGCTGGGGCCGACTACGTTGGCCACCACCATCGAAAGGTACTTGTGTGCGAATTCGTTGTTCTTGGCCAGGCTACGGGCGCGGTTGCGGGTGACCTCCAGCGCCCCGGCGACTTCCTCATTGGCGGTCAGGGCCGGGCTGCTCCAGCTTGCATTGAGGCGGTCAGTCATGGCCGCTTCAAAGTTGCGGGTGGCGCGTATGTTGGCGTCCGCACGGCGGGTTTTAGGCGCAATGGGCGCGGGCTTTCTAAAAATCCTATCGAACAGGCCCATGGCTAAAACCTCACAAGTAATTTATTGCCGCTGCCCAGCCCTGCGGCGATGCGCTCGGCGCGTTTTTCGGTGGCCAGGATGGCTTTCCAGTGATTGATCTGGTCAAGAATCTCAGCGCCAGAGCGGTACTTCATGCGCCGCCCGGCTATTTCGTACTCAGCCACATTGCCTTGGCTGGCGGTGTAGGTTTTGTAGGCTGCCATAAGCTGGTCAACAATCAGCGCGGCATCGCTGCGGGCGTCATAGGTGTTGAGTGCGGCAATGTTGGCGGCGACCACCATCGTGCCAGTGCCTACGGTGACCCGCTCTGTAGCAGTCTCCACCCATGCTGTCCATGAGTAATTGCCTGCCGTATATGCTGCGCTGGTGGCTTTTGCCACGCTTACCAGGTGGTCTGTGCCGGATGCGGTGGCGGTGATGTCGATCTTGGCGGTGGCGTTGATCAGCCGGTATTTCAGCACCCAGGTTGGCGCGGGGTAGTCGGCCAGCGTGCGCTGCCAGGTGAGTGTGTCGCCTGCGGTGATGGTGCTGGGTTCAGTGGTGGGCGTTGTTGCCATGCGTGCAGCCTTTGGGATTTATGCCGAATAATGGGGCGAAGTGCTTGCCTTGTTAAGGCAAAAAGGTTCCGGTTTTGGCTGGCCTACCTGCCAGTGATGGCCTTACGCAGGCCGCGCTCGCTCATACCGATGTCGCGGGCCATGTCGCGCTGTGTGCGGCTGGCATCTTTGAGCATGGCGGCGACACTGGCCTGCCTGCGCGCCTTGGGGTGCGATGGCACATAAAGCCGCTCGCCACCAAAGTGCTGCGATATTTCCAGCTCCACGGTCCGGATTTGGGCTGGCGTGGGGTTAGCGGCCCCGGTGGCACGGGCAAAGCTGATAGCAATTTCGCGGATGATCATTTTTAGCCTTTCATTGGGGGTTTTGCGGAGTGGCATAGGCTATTTCCAGCCTTTTACGAAGGTGGATTTGGGGCGCTTGCTTGGCAGGGTCTTGATTTGCTGGTTCAAGGATTGCGAATCGCTATCTTTTGGGTAGCTGAGTGCGCTTATTTCTTTAATGTCGGAGGTGGTTGCTGCTTGCATTTCTTCAGGCTCGGTGTCAAAGAGGTCTCGCCCTTGCACTTGGCTTTCCAGGCGTGCCCAATCGGATTCGCGCCAGCGTTCTATGCCCAGAAACAGGGCGGCTGCCAGGGCATACACAGCGCAATCCAGCGCCTCATTCCTTCGGCCTGAAGGTTTTACCCATTCCATGCGCGGGTGGCCTTTGACGTAGCGTGTAATCAGCCGCTCGGAAGTAAGCTGTTCAAACACCTCCGGGCTGTGGTGTTTGCTGATGTGCACGTATCCAGGTCCAGGCTCGGCATTGCGCAGGCGTCCGTAAATTTCTGCTTTGGCGGTGTCGGTGCCGATGGGCCAGAGCTTTACGCCGCGCTTCATACGCTGGCCGCGCCAGTTAACGTCCTGATCCGTGGGCTTGCCCAGCACAGCTTTGCCTGCAATGCTTTGGCCTTTGACCGCGTACACATGCGCATGCTGGTGGCGGCGGGCATAGGCATAGACAGCTTGGGTGTGGTGGCCACCCGAATCAACCATAGTGGCAGTGATGCTGACAGTGCGGCCACTGACATGCTGCAATGGAGTGCGGCGGTAGTCGGTAAGTGCAGTCCATGGGCTGCCAACTTCGCCCTCCGGCAGGCCGGGGTCGCCGTAAATAATTTGCCTGTCTACAAGCTGGCGCTCCATGCCGCGACCCCAGGCCCAGACGTAGGCTTCAAGCCGGTCGCCCTGCGTGTCCACGCCCATAGTGCACACGAAGAGGCCCCAGTGGACTTGCCGCAGGGGAATGTCGGGGGCACGTTTGAGCAGCTCGTGGATGTTGCTGCGGTCGCCCTGCTCTTCCCACGTTTCGGCCAGCACGGTGTTGGTGAAGGTTTTTAGCTTGCTGATGTCGCCTTGCTTGCTGGCGTGCGCAGCCTCAGTGAACTGTTGCACCAGGTCGGCCCAGCTCACCCAGCCCAGCGGTGCATAGAGGGCGTTGAGGTGGTAACCGGTGAGCTTGCCAGGGCGTGAGCTTTCGCGGGTGTTGATCCACTTGCCAGTGGCCAGCATGGCGGGCTTTTGGTGCTCCAGGATCTCGCAGCCGTTTGCGGCGCATACATAGCGCAGGCTGGTGAGCATAGGAGCACCAACATCGTCACGGTCCCACCGCAGGCCGTGGGGTTTGTCGGTGCCCCACTCAAGCGACTGGTACTCGCCGCAGTGCGGGCAGGCTACGTGGTAGCGTGCGGCGGTGCTGGTGTTGTAGGCCGATTCGATTCGACTGAAGTCTTTGGTGGTAGGCGTGGAGACCTTGAGCACCTTTTTGCGGGCAAATGTGCTGGTGCGCTTTTCGGCCAGGGCTACGGGGTCGCCTTCGCCATCTACGTCGAGCGGGTAGGCGTCTATTTCGTCCAGGAACAGATAGCGAACGGGCATCGAGCGCAGGCCGGCGGCGCTGTTGGCACCAGATACGACCAGGACACCACCGGCAAAGTCTTTCATCAGCGTGGTGTTGGCATCATCGCGAGATCTGTTCTCGCGGACCTTTCGGCGCAGGGCTGGGGTTTCTTCCAGCATGGGGGTGATGCGCTGGCGACTGAAGCGCTTGGCCATGTCGGTGGTGGGCTGCACGATCATCACCGGGCCGGGTTCGTTGTCGATGATGTAGCCAAGCCAGTTGTTGCCGGTCTCGGACTTGCCGAGTTGCGCGGCGAACATGACGACCACCTCTTGCACGGTAGACCTGGCACTAAGGTCGTCCATGATCTGGCGCAGGTAAGGTGTGCGGTCTGTGCGCCACGGGCCGGGCTCGCTCGAGGCCTTGCCCGAGAGCATGCGGTTTTTGTCGGCCCACTGGCTGACGGTTAGATTGGCGGGCGGGCGCATGAACTCTGCGAACAGTGAAGACACCAGCGCAGCGGCGCGGGCGTAGTCGTCTGGGAGGTCGCGTGCGCCCATGGTTTAAGCGGCCTCCGTGCTCAGGTCAGCCAGCGCCTGGCGCAGCTCGGCCTCCAGCAACGCGGTCACTTCCACCAAGTCAGTGCATGCGGCCAGCACTGGGGCCACGCGGCTGGGAATTTGCAGCAGCGCATCACGAGCGCCGGTGATCTTGGCGGCCCAGGCGCTGCGCACGGCGTCGGCACGGATCAGCGTGCCCTGCATTTCTGCTTGTTTCATTTCTGCCAGGTTGGCTTCGGCAGTTTCGCGGCGGCGGCGGGCCTCTTCGTAGCTGGTGGCTGCACCTACCTCTTGCGCCACGATGATCTGGGGCGCAGCGGCCACTGGTACAGCCTCATCGACACCGCGCACCCGAGCGCGGGTGTTGCGCGCCCAGTGCGCATCGGCCAGCGTTGCGTCGATCAACTTGTCAGGTCCAAAGGTAGTGATGCGCCCGGAGTCAACAGCCTTGCGCACAGCCTCGCGGGAGCAGTCCCGATGCCGGGAATACTCTGCCTGCGTCATCAGTTTTGTGTCAACTTGCGCCACATGTCACCTATGTTGTCAACTTATTCAAACTTTTGGCCACTAGCGAAAGATCGAGGTGCGAATTACCCGCGTTGGGGGTGACTGGGGAGGACCCGAAGCCG